CAAAGGACCTCAAGAAGACCGTGGACGGCCTGTTTACCCTGGCGCAGTCCCTGATGATTGCCGAGACGAGCGGCTGGATCACGGCCGAGACCGCGAGCAAGGTGTATGCCAGCATGGCCGGCCAGGTGGGCATCGAGATCGACGCGGCCGAAGAGATCAAAACCGCCGCAAGGAAGGCGGGCGATAAGGTAACGGAAGACTACGCGGCGCGCGAGGCGGTCATAGAGCAAGTCGTGGCGCGACTTGAGAAGAAAAACCCCCGGCTGAGAGTCGCATGACCCGGAGAGAGCAGGCATATAACCGGCGGCTCAAGGAGCTGATCAAAAAGACGGACAGGCTCGCGGATAGAGAAGTCGAAAAGGTGCTGGGATTTCTCGAGCAGGCAAGGTCCGAAGTGGCGGCCCGGGTCGCATCGACCGAGTGGCAGGCGCATTACATCCCGGAGCTCAAGGAGGCTGTTGAAAGGGCGATCGAGGCATTCAGGCAGCGGTATTCGGCAGGGCAGAAAGAGGGTCTGGCCAACATCTGGAACGCCGGAATAGACAGTATCGACGCGCCGCTTCAGTATGCCGGGATCAGAAGCGGCGCCCCCGAGATATCGCGGACCGTGCTCGAGGTGATGCAGGGATATTCCGCCGATCTGATCAACGGGCTCTCATCGGATGCGGTCAAGAAGATCAACAGCGAGCTCGTTCTCGGCGTGATGGGCGGAAAAACGCCCTATGAGACCATGAAGGCGATCGGCCGGAGCCTGGACGAAAAGAGCGTATTCAAGAGCCTGGGTCATAGGGCCGAGGCCATCACGCGCACGGAGATGGCCCGCGTGAACAGCGCGGCCCGGGAGGCCCGGATGCAGGCGACGGCGGAGGCCGGCACCGAGCCTGCCATGAAGTGGCAGAAGAAATGGATCGCATCGGGCAAGGCGCACCCCAGGGAAAACCATGCGGCACTTGATGGCAAGATCGTGGATGTCAACGAGGATTTTCCGGGGGGCATCCCCTACCCGCATGCACCGGGGCTTCCGGCCAAGGAGGTCGTCCAGTGCGGCTGAACGCACGTGCTGACTTCTCCGGACTGGGAGGAGCTGCCCAAGACATGGGAGGCGGTGCCTTACCAGGAGCGGGCCATTTATGATTAACAGTCTATGAAGGAGGTAAAGGTAATGACAGAGCAAGTGAAGCCAAATGGCGGGGGACAGGGAAAAGAAGAAGAGCAGCCGAAAAATATGCCGGGGAACCAGGGCGGTCCGGAGAGCACCAACACCGGAGATTTCAAGGGCCTGATCGCCGAGGCCTGCCGGGCATACGGCATCGACAAGAAGTTCGTGCTCTCTTCGCGCATGGACGGCGATGCGGCGATCATTGTGACGCAGGGCGGCGCCAAGGTGCAATACCGGAAGGGCGACGAGGTGGAAAAGCTGAGCCCGATCCGGGTAACCGGGGTCAATCCGGAAAACGAAAGGCGCAAGCCTGTGGCCGGCAAAGGAAGCCGGCACGCCAAGAAATAAAACCACCGGGAGGGTTTTTCTATGCTGTATACGAAAAAAAAGCCGCCCGACTGGCTCAAGAACCTGCCCAAGGGCGCGATCGGTATCGGGGTCGAGGTGTTCAACAATGTATTTGGTGATACCAAAGACGAGGACCGGGCAAGACGCGCGGCCTGGGCGGCGATAGAGGCCAAGTACAAAAAAGGAGAGGACGGCGAATGGCGGGCGAAAGAGGCCATGACCGGTGCGGAGAGGAGCCACCCTATCCGGTTCAGGGCCGCCCGGCAGGTGGACGAACAGGGCCTGGTGTGGGAAGCGATATTGATCGCGCCGGGGCTGAGTTCCGGATACCCACGATTTTACTGGACAGACGAGGTCTTGTCCGCTGCGGCCGGTGTGTTCCAGGGCGTGGACATCAACGCCTATGAGCTGACCGCGGATTTTTTCACCCACCTTCCTATTCCCAACCTCGAGATCCTGGATGATGTCAAACGGTACCTGGTGGCCAAGAAGGTGGGCTGGGTCGAGAAGACCTGGTGGGCCGAGAGCGAAGGCATCAAGGCGACCATCCGGTTTTTCAAGGAGGCCGCGTGGCTGCCCAAGATGATCCAGCAGGGCATGAACCAGGGAAACAGCGAGGTCCTGGGCTTATCGATCGATGCAAGAATCCAGGGCATGGAGGTCGTAGTGGACGACTTCTCCGTGGTCTGGGTCACAAAGATAGTGTCCGCAAGCAGCGTGGACGTGGTGACATATCCGGCTGCAGGCGGGAAGTTTATCCGGGCCGTTGCGGGCCTTGGCAAAAACCACAAAGGAAAGGAGACGATCATGGATAGAGAAGAGCTTCTTAAGTTAATCGAGGAGTCCCGGCCGGAATTGCTCGAGGGCAAAGACAGGGCCGCGCTCAGCGATGATGAGATCAAATCGCTGGCCCGCATGGCAATGGAAAAGCCCAAGACAGACGATGGCGGGGACAAGAAGGGCCCTGTGAAGGATCCGGCCGACGGCGGGGATAACGGTGACGGCACAAAAGATCAGCGTGCCGCGCAGGCGGCCCAGCCCAAACCTGTAACCCAGGAGGACATTAACAAGGCCATCAAGGATGCCACAGGCGCCCAGGAGAAACGGGCCGCATGCGGCCGCATGCTCGATGAGGCATTGAGCGCGGACGATAAGCTCCCGCCGAATATGGCCAAGCGGATCCGCAAGCAGTTCGAGGGCAAAGTGTTTACCCGGGAGGAGCTGGATGCCGGCATCAAAAATGAGAAAGAATACCTGGCCGCCATGAGCGGACCCAGCCTGGACCTGGGCGACCAGACGCGGATCAATGTCGGTTATCGGAGCCTGGACAAGGCCCAGATGGCCGTAGATCGCATGTTCGGGCTTTCCAGGGACGATATGGTTATGTGCGCCCGGCTGGACAGACTGGATCACAAGCCGTTTTTCGAGGACATGCGCGCGGCCCAGGACTATGACAAGTTCGACGAAGTGCCGCCCTTCAGGGGCCTCCGGGAGATGTATGAATTTTTCACCGGTGATTCCGAAGTAACCGGCCGGTTCAACCACAAGGCGCTCTCAAAGGACCTTCGCGCGGCACAGGATATCACCAGCGCGACGTTTTCCTATGTGCTGGGGAATACGCTCTCCAGGCGGCTCGTGCGCGACTATCGCGAGATCAACTTCCAGGAGGACCTGCTCATCTCCATCCGCAAGCCGGTCAAGGATTTCCGGCAGCAAGAGGCCGTGATGGTGGGTTATTTCCCTGATCTTGCCACGGTGGACCCGGAGGCCGCGGATTATGACGAGATCTCCGGCGTGACCGATGAAGAGTCTACCTACGCGCTCATCCAGAAAGGTAATATCCTGACCATCACCCGGAAGACCATCATCAACGATGACATGACGCTCATCGACCGGCTGGTGAGACGGCTGGGGCGGACCGCCAGGCGGACGCACGCCAAGTATGTATGGGCGTTTTTCACGGCAAACGCCAACTGCTCCGACGGGACCGCATGGTTTACCTCCGGGCATGGCAACCTGACTACGTCCGCGCTCGCGTTTGCGACAGCCCTGGCTGCCTATCAGGCCCTGGCCAAGATGACCGAGAAGGATTCCGGCGAAAGGATCGGCATGCTGGACGACCCGAACCTCAAGCCGACCCTGGTCTATCCGATCGATCTTATCGCAACCGCGGAACAGATCATAAACGACGATGATTATTTCTCCTCGAACGATCTGACCACCAAGACCAGGAATCCGGTCAAGGGCAAGATCAAGGGCGCAATGGTGTCCCTGCTTACGGATACCAACAACTGGGGCCTCCTGATGCCGCCGAGCGAGGTGGACATGGTGGAGATGGGCTACCTCAACGGCCGAAGTGAACCGGAGATGTTCGTGGCCGACACCCCGCAGAGCGAGCAGGTATTCGTGGCTGACAAGATTCGCCACAAGATCCGGCACGAGTATGCCGGCGCGCTGGTGGACTTCAGGAGCGGCTACGGCGGCGTGGTGGCATAAAGACACGGCCTGACATGATTTGACACGAACTGACAACAGCCAAAAAAAGGGAGGTTTTGAAATGAAAAGATCAAGAGGCATAACGCTGCTGTCTCTCATAACGCTCGTTGCATTCGTAGCGATTGCCGTGTTTGCAACGCAATGTGCGGCAGCCGAGTACTGGAAAAACAAATATGTGCGGTTTTCCGCCACGGCCGGGGAGACATTGGCGACCGGCGATACTGTTTGCATTAAAGGCTCCGATGGCAAGGCCTATAAGGCGGACGCAAACAGCTCCAGCCTGAGGCCTGCGGTGGGCATGATCGGCAAGGGAGGCGCGGCGAATACGACCGTTGAAGTCATCCCGCTCGGCGTTCTTGCGGGCCAGACCGCCATATCGCCGGGGGCACGGCTTTTCCTTTCGGAGACGGCGGGTGCACTTACGACCACTGCGCCAACAAATGCCCAAGCTATGGGTTTCGGCGCGTCTGTAGTGTCCGCCAGTTCGACAACGGATTATTTTATCAGCATCATGATCCCGACCAGTTCGGGGGCCGGATATTAGCCGGTGAGGCTTTATCGTCCCATACTGCTTGCGGCCGTGCCGGGCCTGGTGTTCTGCATCGTGCCAGTGCCCGGCATCAGCCTGCGGCTTTCGTTTCAGCTGGCATCCATATGGCTGGCTGCGGCGGTATTTACGTCCGTGCTCACAAGCTGGTGGTGGAGAGCGTTTTTCGTGCTGGCGCTCGCCCAGGCGGTCTCCGAGGCGCCGGCACTACATGTTTACATGCCGCTCCTGATGATTGCCGTCTTTCTGGCGGCAGCCCAGGGATTCAGTAAAATCAGGCATGTTCAGGTCATGAACGCCATGCGTGTCGCGGCATTGATGCTCACCGCATGGATTGTCCTGCAAAGGCTCGGCGCTGTAACAGATTTCAATATGGGGAACCAGGTGGCGGGGCCTTTGAATGCCGACGCGGCGGGGGTATTTCTGGCCCTGTGCCTGCCGGCATTTATCCGTTACGGGCTGATCCCCCTGGCGGCAGTTGTCGTAATCGGCCTGTTTTTATGCGCCTCTACGACCGCCATGATTGCAGCATCAACGGGCATTGTTTTTTTTATATTCTTATGGAGATGGCCGGGGGTAACGGATTCCGGCGGTCGCTTCGCCATAAGGGCGATATCCTTAATGGTCGTGATAGCCGGCATGATGGTCTTCTTTCAGATTTTCGACCCCATTGAAAACACGCTGCAGTGCCCCAGATGGCAGGCCTGGAAGCACATCGCATGGTCTTTCCGGTCCGAGGCGTTCGGCAGGGGGCTCGGATCTTTTCAGGATATATTTCCGCTGCTGATCTCGGGAGACGCGCGGCTTTCTTCTATGGGCTGGTGGAAGCATGCGCATAACGAGTATCTGCAGGCCGCATTCGAGATGGGGCTCCAGGTAATGGTCCTTATCGTCGCCTACCTTCTGGCCTTCGGCTATCGCGCCTGGCAAATAAGAAAGTCGCTTTCCCGGGAACAATGTACTGTGATCGCCGGCATTACTACGCTGGCAGTATCGTGCCTCGGCTGGCATACGTTTCATGTCGCACCATTGGCGCTCCTGGGGGTTGCCTGGCTGGGCCTGGCACATAGGGAGATAATATGAGCACGTTATTTGATTATACCGAGGCCATAGAGGTCCTGGCACCGGGCGAGCACCCGGTGGATGAGGCCAAGCTGCAGACGGCCAGGGAAAAGGCCGTGGCCAGGGCGATGGATGCGCACTCCAGGCACAAGCCGGTGGTCGTGGTGGAGGACGTCGACGGCGACGGCGGCTTTGATTATGCGCTCTCAGGCCTTGCCTCCTGGGAGGACAACTTCAGCGTGATCCGCCAGGTAGAATACCCGGTCGATGACGACGATGAAACACCGGGAATCCTGGAGGACAATGAATGGGCAATTTATGAAAAACCTTCCGGCCGGGTCCTGAGAATGGTCTCCAGCACGCCGCAGACCGGTGAGAGCATCCGGGTGACTTATACGGCGCGGCATGCCTGCACGGTATCCGACTGCTCGGTGGATGCCGGCGACGAAGAGGCGGTGCAATCCTTGGCTGCGAGTTTTTTCTGCCGGATCCTATCGGCCATGCATGCCCAGGATCAGGACTCCACGATCGATGCGGACAGCGTGGACCATGCCGGAAAGCGCCGTGAATACGAGGCCCTGGCAAAGACCTATCGCGGCGAGTATTACAACCACATGGGCATCAAGGAAGGCCGGCCCAAGCCGGCCAGCCACACCCAGGACCAGGACGTGGACTATCCCTGGGGTCAGGACCGGCTGACCCATCCCCGGCGGAGAAGGTAATGGAAACCGAGGTCATTTACAACATCACCGAGGTGCGCGAGCTCGCAAGGCGCTACCCTGAGCTGGTCCGGCAGGAAAGCCGGCGGGTCATGGACCTTATCGTGCGCCGGCTTGAAAAGGACGTGGTGGAGGGAACCCCTAAGGGCGTGGGTGGCCAGGCGGGCCTGGCGGGATCCACCCAAGGCGAGGTCGTTATGTTCGGGCAGTCCGTCCGCGGCATGGTGGGCCAGCCCCTGGAATACGGCGAGGTCGTGGAGCTCGGAAGACGGCCCGGAAAGGCCATGCCGCCGGTGGAGCCGATCGCGCTCTGGGCCAGGTCAAAGCTGGGCGTGCCCGCTGATGAGGCGAAATCCGTGGGCTTTGCCATCGCCCGGAAGATCGCGGAGAAGGGTTTTGAGGGTGCGCATATGTTCGAGAAGGCCTGGAACAGGAACGAGGCCTGGATCCAGTCGCAGCTTGGAACCATTCCGATGCGCGTACAACGGAGGCTTTCCGCATAATGGCGCTGTCATCGATCATCAGCGAGGCAAAGAACGTATTCGAGGGCGTGACCGGCCACGGCATTGTCCATGAATACGAGCGATGGTCCAAGAACTGGTCGACTCTCTTGAATCTTTTCAAGGACTCAAATAGCAGGATCAACGGGCTGACCATATCACGGAAGGGCACGGCGCAGCGGCAGGCGACGATCGGCGAGGTGGAAAAGGCGCATGTGCTGCGTATCCAGGCGGTCTATGGGCTCAATGACGCGGATGGGTCCGAGACGACATTCCAGTCGCTCCTAGAGGACTATGTGGCGGCGTTCAATGACGATGACAACAAGACCCTGAACAATACATGCCTGACCATCGATCCGGACTGGGGGCCGATGGAAAATGCGGTGGGCCTGCAGATCGATGACGTGACCACGCGGATATTCGGGACGGTTCTCTGTCATCATGCGGACATGAGGCTGTGCGCCATAGAAACAATCAGCGTTTAAGGAGGCGATGTTATGTTTACACTCAAAAAGGGGGCCGAGTCTTTCCAGGTGGTGGACGGACCGCTTGCCGGCAAAAGATATGTGAGGGGCAAGGCATACAAACAGGTGCCGCCGGAAGAGAGGGCCAAGTTTGAAGAGATAAAGCCGCCCGAAGCCAAAGACAAAAAGGCGGCGCCTTCAGGAGCAAAGGCCCAGGCTCCGGACAAAGAGAGCTCGAAGGGAGGGGATAAACCATGAGATCATATCGCGCAACGCATAATCTGGTCGCCGTTTCCGCTAACAGCAAGGAGACGGCCATCAATACTGAGCAGACTCTTGATACCTCAATGCTGGTGGCACTGGAAGACGTGATCAATCTGGAGCCGCGCCGGGAGAGCAACGCAGACGAGTTGACCGGAAAAGAGGAGGCGGATGCCGTGTATGATCTGGGGAATATGGCGGCAGCCGCTTTTAATTTCGCAAAGGCCCAGCCGCAGCATTTCGCCTTCATTTTGGCATATGCGCTCGGCGCGATCAGCACTGCTGCGGCCGGTACCGGTTACGAGCATACGATCACGCCGATCGAAGACGACGAAGATGCATACAGATCCAACCCGTCCTTTACGGCGGCCCAAAGATTCGGGAAAACCGTTGTCAAACGTCGCTTCGCGTCCATGTTTGTGGATTCTTTTGTGGCCACGTTCGCCAAGGATGACTGGTGTAAGATCGTCGGGCAGTGCAAGGGCACGGGCAAGGTATCGGACAATGTCTATGAAGAGACGATAAGCGCGGCGCCGGATGCCACCTCTCTTACGCTGGCGGCGAACGCCGTCGAGGGCGCAGACGCCGCGGAGCGGCTCGACAATGTCCAGCGGATCCGCGTGGAGCTCTCGGCGGATGAATGGACAGAGGTGGAGTACTCCGCGGTCTCCGCGGCAACGCCGGCCATAATCACCATATCCGCGCCGGGGTCCCCGGGAAGCAATGTGGACTACAAGGTGCTTTATATCCCCACAGAGCCTGCGTGGGCGACCTTTCCTGCACGGGTGACCGAAACGCCGCTCCGGGTGAGCCAGCTGACCTTCAAGCTGGGCGGCGCCTGGGACGGGAGCGCATTCCAGGGCGGCCGCGAGATGGATGCGGAGATTAGGACCATCGAGTGGAACTTCAATAACAACGGCGATATCGAGTTCACGCCGGGGGCGGGCGACGCCTATGCCTCGCGCTATTTCCGGAACAACCGCATGCAGACATTGCGGGTGGGTCGGGAATTCCGGAACTACATCATCCAGCAGCATATCGACGACAACGACACCTTCGGCGTTTACCTGCTCGCGGAAGGGGCGATTTACGACTCCCCGCACAAATACCAGGTGGAGGTCATCTTTCCGCTGTTATCCGTTTTGTCCGCGCCGATATCCGTTGACGGAAAACGCGTTGCAGAGGCCGGCGATCTCATCATCCTGGAAGACGACACCTATGGCAGCGTGATTGTCAATGTCAAGAACCTTCAGAGCACATATGCAGCATAAGGGAGGAATGAAAAATGCCGAGGGTACTAAGCAAGGAGACTTATGAGCTCAGAATCCAGGACAACATCTCCGGGAGCGAGCTCGTATTCTATTACCGGATGCCGACGACGCAGGAGCGCATTGCCTATCAGAACGAGGGCACGCAGAGAATCAAGAACAAGCTCGTGTTCCGGACAGGGCAGACAAGGCAGAAGTTCGGCGCAAAGATACTAAGGGGTATCCGAAAAGATGATTTTATAGTTGAAAAAGACGGCAAGCCCGTCGATATATCGAGCATGCCCGACTGGAAGGAGCTGATCGAAGAGCATGCGATGGATCTGGTCGAGCTGCTCGCTGCCCATGTGTTCGAGAACTCGGCTGAGGCCCTGGAAGACGCAGAGGATGTTGAAAAAAACTAGCCGAAGACCTCCGGGCAATCCGCAAGGGGGTCTGCAGCGATGAAGACAGAGAAAAATGCGAAATCGAGACCGGAGACAATATCGGATGGGCCTGCGCCAACTGCCCAAAGGCGAGGGCGGAAGACCTTCATCCCTATACGCAAAAGCTTCTCCGGATCCGGCTTCTCCGGATCGCGGGGTATCCGTTCAGTGCAAATGATTTAACCCCTGAAGAATGGCTGGACCTCGGAAAGGTTGCACAATGGTTGGAAGCGCCGGAACCATTAAAGTAGAAATCCACGTAGACGACAGAGGGACCGTGACGGTCAAGCGGTTCGAGTCCGAAGTGGAAAAGACCGGCCGCAAAGGGGAGCGGGCATTCAGGCGGACGGGGCGCAGCATCGGGGACATGAACAAGCGCCTGGCAATTACCAATACCGCCATGCTCAAGTTGAGCGGCCTGATAACAACGCTGGCCGGCGCATACGGATTCTTTAAATTGATCAGCATGATCAATGAAACGAGAAAGGCGGCATCTGATCTTCAAGAGGCAACAAATAAATTCAATGTGGTGTTCGCGGGCCAGGTTGACCTGGCATCGAAATGGGCGAGTGAGCTCCGGGAATCTTATGCCATGTCGAGGAGGGAAACCAGGCAATACCTGTCTTCAGTGCAGGATCTTCTGGTTCCTATGGGCATGATGCGCGATGAGGCGGGCAGGCTTTCCTTCGAGATCGTCAAGCTCTCTGCGGACCTCGGGAGCTTTAACAACCTTCCGACCGCAATGGTCATGGCCGATATCCAGTCGGCCCTGGTAGGCAATTTTGAGACCATGAAAAAATACGGCGTCGTGCTCAACGCCACGATCGTCCAGGAAAAGGCGCTCGCGCTCGGCCTGGCAGAAACCAAAGACCAGCTTACCGCGGCGCATAAAGCGCAGGCAGCATATAAACTGATGGTCGAGGGTTCACGGGCCGCGATCGGCGATATGGCGCGGACTTATGATGACCATGCAAACCAGATGAAACAACTGGAGAGAAACATTGAGGATCTGTCAGCGGCCTTTGGGGAAAAACTCCTTCCGATGATAACAAGCGCTATCAAGAAGTTTAATGAGCTGGCGGATGCGTTGGGCATCGGCAATGAGGAATTAATGAACCCCCTGGTGCAGCAAAGAGAGCGGCTGGAGAGAGAGCTGCACAAATATGAGAGGACGGCAGAGATATTGTCATGGATACCCGGAATTGAGACGCCTGAGGCGGTCAAACGCCAGATAGAGCTCGCAAAGCTGCGGCTCGACATGATCAATGAAGCGATCGAGCAATATCAAAAAGAAAAAGCCGCCAGGAAAGCGAAGGACGGCGGAAAGCCAACCCCTGCCGGCGCCGCCGGCGCTGGCGAAAATCTCATCCAGAAGCTTCGCAAGGAGGCATACGCCGAAGACTTTCAGCGCCTTCAGGCGGTGATGGATGCCCAGGATAGATATATCCAGGAGGGCCTCGAAGACCTCGAGGAGATCAACAAAAAATCCAAAGAAGTCTTTGACGATGATATGAAAAATGCCGTCACGGGCTGGGCCAACAATTTCAGCCATGAACTGACAAACATGGTCTGGGAGGCGGATATCAGCTTCAAGAAAATACTGGAATCCTTCGGCCGGATGGTCACGCAAATGGCCATGCAAAAGATGATCGTGGACCCAATGCTGGGGTGGTATTTCGGCAAGGGAAGCGCGCACGGCAATATATTTGACAGGGGCAGGCTTTTGCCTTTCGGCCACGGCGCCGTGATCAATCATCCGATGGTCTTTCCGATGGCGAACGGCGCAGTTGGCTTGATGGCCGAGAAAGGCCCCGAGGCGATCATGCCGCTTAAGCGCACACCGAGCGGGGACCTGGGCGTTAAGGCGGAGCCGGCCGCTGTCGAGGTAAACATCTTCAACAACGCATCCGGCACCGAAGTCAAGACCCAGGAGCGCGTAAGCGCCCAGGGCGGGCGGGCAATCGATGTAATTATAGACGAGATCGTGGCCGCCAAGGTCGGCCGCGGCTACACCCACAACGCCCTGAAGCAGGTCTTCGGAATGCAGCCCCGGGTGATGGGGAGGTGATATGGCATCATGGCCCGGCACACTTCCGGATGATCCGTTAAAGCAGGCCTATGAAGAGACCTTCCAGGATCAGGCCCTGCGCACCCCGATGGACGCAGGGCCGGACAAGCTCAGGCGCAGGTTTACCGCCGGCGTCAAATATTTTCGTTTCCGATTCAGGCACACCAAGACCCAGGTGGCGACGCACATGACGTTCTATGAAACGACATTGAGCGCCGGCTCGCTTCCATTCGACTGGACCCACCCGCGGACTGGCAGCGCCGTCGAGTTCCGGTATGTGGGCCCGCCCAGGATAAGCGGCGGCGGCGGAAACAGTTTTTTTATAAACGCGAACATGGAGATTCTGCCATGAGCAGAGACCTGTCCCTGACATTTCGGGAGGCGATCAATGCGCAGCAGACGGACGAGGTGTTCCTGGTGCTGCTTACGATCGATCATGACGACCTGGGGTCGCCTTTCTACGTTGTCAACAACAACGAGGACATTGAGAGCAACGGCAATACCTTTGTAGCGTACCCGTTTGATATCTCGCTGCCGGACGATTCGGATGACTCCATCGCCGTCGGCAAGGTCACCATTGATAACGTGCACCGGGATATCGTTGTCGCGATCCGGGGGATCAACACTGCGCCGGACTTGACCATTCAGGTGGTTCTGGCAAGCGATCCGGATACCATCGAGGCGGAATTCTCCGGATTTAAATTCACTGACATCGTTTATGATGAGCTTGTCATATCAGGCAATATCAGCATCGAAGATTTTATGCACGAACCTTTCCCGGGAGACTCATTCGTCCCCCGCTATTTTCCGGGGCTTTTCTAATGGTCGCTGAATGGGCAAGCAGATATATAGGCATCCCGTTCAAGATGCATGGCGCGGACCGTACCGGCATAGACTGCTGGAACCTTTTCCGGCTGATCTACCAGGAGCAGTTCGATCGCAAGCTGCCGTCATATAACGACGAGTATGACGAGAGCTTTAATCGCGAGCAGCTTGCTGCGGTCATCTACCGGCACCTTGCGCCCTGGAGCAGGATCATGGAACAGGGAAAAGAAAGCCCGGGAGATGCGATCCTGTTCCGCATCTTGGGTGAGCCAACGCATGTCGCCGTTGTCGCGGGCGACGGTTTTATGGTTCATGTCATGAGGGGGTGTAACTCAGTGCTGGAACATTACAGGCAGGCGATCTGGGCTCACCGGATTGTAGGGTTTTATCGCTATGTCGGATGACCTTAAAATAATACTACTGCCTAATCCGTTTTCAACAGAGCGGAAAGAATTCTCCGTCCCGGCGCAGGGATCCATTCTGGATGTCCTAGACAGGATGGGCGCATGCTTCCGCGCCCCCATTGATGCACGAGTTTATCAAAACGATCAGCCCATTGAAAGAGAGCGCTGGGGCCTGATGCAGCCCGATCCGGGCAACACTCTCGCCGTCCGGATCGTGCCGCATGGACCTGACGGCAAGGATCCGCTGCGGGCGCTCATGACGATCGCGGTGGTGGCGCTTTCCTGGGGTGCCGGATCCTGGGTGGCCGGCGCATTATCTCCGGGAAGCGTGGCCGGCACAGCTGCCGGCGCGCTGACTACGGCAGGTCTTACCTATGCGGGCATGCATCTGGTAAACGCGCTTATTCCGCCACCCACACTTCCCGCCTCTATCGCGCAGGGAAAAGAAGGATCCCAGAGTTTCGGAATCCAGGGGGCGAGCAACGAGATGCGACCATTCGGCGCCGTGCCCCACCTGTTCGGCCGGGACCATTTCTTTCCGCCGTTCGGCTCTCAGCCCTATACAGAGATACACGGAGACGACGTCTTCCTGCGCATGCTTTTTGTGCTCGGTAGATCCATGCAGGTAGAGGAGATGCGGATCGGAGAGACGCGCCTTCAGGACTTTCTCGGCGAGGATGCCGAAAACGCGCCCTGGAACAGGGTGTGGTATTACGTACATGAAGAATTCGACCCGGATACAGACGACCTCCAGATCGTGACGGATGACACGTATCAAGAGAGCCTGAGCATCGTGCTGGAAGAGGAAAACGGATATTCCACCAGAACGACGGCCGCGGATACGGACGAGATAGTTGTCGACATCACCGCGCCGAACGGCGTCTGCCGGATTGAAAACGACGGGTCCAAATCTCAGGCGAGCGTCCAGCTCGAGGTCCAATACGCGACGGCCGGATCCGGAAGCTGGACCGCAGGCGAGACCGGAAAATCCGTAAGCCAGACCGAGGTGAACCTGACGCAACCGGAAGAGTATTTTGATTATGCAATAGGCGCCTTCGCAACCGGATACCGGGCTATCCGCGTGGGCATCGATAAGGCGAGCGGCCTTCCCGGCGTGCTCTACGGCCTGTTGAGGGAAAACGAATTAAGCGCCAGGAGACAGGCGCCGGTATATCCGCCGCACATGGCGCCGATCTGCATGGTAATCCGGAACAGCGACAAGGCGACCGTGGAGGATGCCGACATAATCGACGAGAGAAATGATGAGCTCCAGGCAAGCGGATCGGATTTTGCCGCAAGCGAGGACTCCCCTCCCGGTGACCATGTCGTCATTGCAGCCGGTACCCTGCAGGCGGTTCAGACCATATATGGCAAAAGAACCACGACGATCCGGAAGGCCTTTCGATTCCCGGTCGATAAGGGAAAGTATGACGTTCGCGTAAGGCGTATCACGCCCAGCACCGAAGACGACAGCCAGACGATCGACACGATCGCGTGGACATCGCTCAAATCCATTCGTCACATCGATGATCCGGTCCAGCTCAGCGGGCTCACCCTGGTGGAGATGCGCGTGCGGGCAAGCGAGGAGCTAAACGGCATTATCGATTCCTTTAATGTTATTGCGACCGCCAAAGTGAACGACTGGAATGGGGTCTCCTGGGAGGTCCGGCCCACGCGCAATCCGGCGTCCGCGTTTCGCGAGCTTCTCCAGTGCGATGCCAACAAGCGGCCGCTTGCGGACAGCCGTCTGGACCTCGACCAGCTTACGACGTGGCATGAAGACTGCGAGTCCAATGGTTATACTTTTGATCAGTATATTGATTATCGTTCGAGCGTGCAGGCCGTGGCCGCCAATATCGCCCATGCAGGCCGGGCCTCTTTGACCTATAAGGACGGCAAGTATTCCATTCTGATGGACCGGACGCAATCAACGCCCATCCAGCACTTCACGCCGAGAAATTCCTTCGGATTCAAGGGCCAGAAGTTTTTCCCCAACCCGCCGCATGGGTTCCGCGTGCGGTTCAAAAACGAGGACAAAGACTGGAAGACCGATGAGGCCACGGTCTATAACGACGGCTATAATGAGACAAACGCGACCGAGCTGGAACAGCTCGATCTTCCCGGCATAACCAATTACGACCTGGTCTGGAAGCATGGCCGGTTCCACCTGGCGCAGCTCGAGCTCAGGCCGGAGGAATACAGCATTCAAACTGATGTCGAGAATATCCGGTGCACCCGGGGCGACCTGGTCCGCGTGGCCCATGATGTGACCCTGTGGGGGCTTTCCTGGGGCAGGGTCAAGGAGGTGCAGGATAACGGCACGCACGCCACGGGCGTGACTCTCGATGAGTACATGACGATGGAAGGCGGCAAGAGCTACAACTTGCGATTCCGGCTGGCCGACAGCTCGACGCTTGTGGCGAGCATTGTCACCCAGGCCGGGTCTTATCAGACGGTTACTTTCACAACGCCCATTCTCCTTGCCAATGCGCCGGAAGCAGGCGACCTGGCCATGTTCGGCGAGGCCGACGAAGAGACCGTGGAATGCCTGGTAAAGGCCGTCAAGCCCGGCCCGGGTCTTTCCGCCACTCTGTATCTGGCAGATTATTCATCCGGAATTTATACGGCTGACACAGAAGAGATCCCGCCGTTCGACTCTCATATTACGCTTCCCGCCAGGCCTAAGCCACCCAGGCCGATCATTGAAAGCATTACATCCGATGAGACCGTTTTGGTGCGACAGAGTGACGGGTCGCTCGCGCCGCGGATCGTGCTCAAGTTCGATATCCCGCCCGGATTCGAAGTCCTTGCCGATATCGTGGAAGCGGAAATCAGGCCGGATCACAACGCATGGATGCCGGCCGGAAAGGTGAATGCATTCGAACGGCAGATATCATTCACGGAAGTGGAAGAAGGCCTTGTCTGTGATGTGCGCATCCGCCTGCGAACAAAGCAGGGGCTGTATTCGCCCTGGAATGCGCGCAGCCATACAGTCGTCGGTAAAAGCTCCGCCCCGCCGGATGTTGAAAGGCTGCTGCTGGAAGGCGATGTCATCAAGTGGCAATATCCGAACCCGCCGGTTGACTTTGCCGGCTTTGAATTACGACACAGGGGTGGCACAGGCCGTAACTGGGATGGTGCGATCAAGGCGCACGATGATCTATTGAAGACCACGATATTCCCTGTCGGGTCGTTACCCGGAGGCTTAAGGACGTATATGGTCAAGGCCGTCGACACATCCGGCAATATGAGCGAGAACGCTGCGCTGCTTGTGGCGAACCTGGGAGACGAGATTTCATCCAACCTGGTGCTGGAGGGGGACCCGGATTATACCGAAATTATCGCCACGCGGGACCTGACGGCATACCGAAATGACGGTGTGTTTTCCGGCGTTCCATGTTTCGGCACCGGCTGGTATGGCCGCGCAGCCCTGAAGAACGTTTCCGGCGCAGCGTACAGCTGCTCGGTCACCCATGTGGATTGCGGAAACGGAGCGCCCCTTAATGCCCTGGGAGGCTCTGGTTTCAGTATTTTAATCAGGTACAGCGATCCGCAATTCCTGGGCGGCCTGAATACGGCCCTGTGGTCAAAATATCAAAACTCAAGCAACTATATGGAGCTCCGCTTAAATGTGAGCGGCCAGGTGGTTGTATATTTATACGCGGGTGGATCCGGTTCATCACATACATTCTCTGCCTCCATTCCCTGCGATGGTTCATGGCACGATATTCTCGCGGTCTTCGATCTTACCAACGATCTGGTTCATATATATATCGACGGTGTGGAAAATGACGATGGCTGGGATATAAACGGGCTGCCGTCTGCGTTTTCCAATACCGCAAATTTTTGTATCGGCGCCCGTTCGGATGGCACCGCCCGCTATTGGGGCTACATTGATGAGTGCCGGGTTTACAGCGGCGCCCTTTCAAGCAAAAAGGCAGAGCTTCTGGCCGACAATATCGATGTCAGCGATACCCTTTTAGGCCACTGGGACTTTGAAGATGCCGCGCTGGTCAATGCCAGCGAAGGCGTTGCCCATGATCTTTACGGGCTGTCAAATAATCTGAATCGCTTCTGGCTGGATAATGATGATGCGAACTTCTGGAACTCGGATCCGGATGCAAATTTCTGGGGCTCGCGCTATGAATCCTTTTCATACCAGACAAGTTTTGTGCCGGATGCCGACGCCTTGCCGGCGGAACTGCTTGTCAGCATTGATATCTCTGGGCTTCCCTGGGAGGTTCTTTACCGGACGGGCGGGGACTCAAATATCTGGTATCGGGATGATGACGCCAACATATGGGGCAAGGACGATGATGACAATTTCTGGGACCCTGTCGGCGAATGGCTTCATTGGCCCGGAAGGCTCTCCGTCTCACGCCAGCGATATCAGTTCCGGCTCAACGCCGGGCCGGGATACGAGTATGGCTACCTCGATGACCTGAAGTTTCAGCTGGATGTGCCGGATATTGTCGAGCGCCAGGAGGACATCTCAATATCAAGCGGCGGAACGCGCCTTACATTAACCGAGACCTATCGGGCTATATCAAACATATCCCTTACACTGCAATACGATGGCGGGGACGCCGCCTATGCCATTGTTAACGACAAGGTCGCAACGCCTGGCGCAGGAAACGGCCCGGAGATAGAGTGTTTTGACATTTTCAAACAAACAACCGCAGGATCTGTCGATGTGACAATTCAAGGATATTAGGGGTTAAAGATGACGGATTTACCGGCAAGCGGATATATCTCAACCGACCCGAGAAGTATTTCCCAACAGAAGGCGGCGCTCGAGGCCGTCAGGGATGTCGTAGCGGAGCTGCCCGGTGGCAGCGCTGAATCCGAGCTGACCCTCGATGCAAGCGGGGCGATAACGCCAACAAGGGCAGTCCATACAGTCGATACTTATGGCGGGGCGGCCGCGGATGATCTTGAAAATATCACAACAACGAATATCCCGGCGGGCCGGCTATTACTCATTCACATCGAAGATGATGCCCGCGTAGTCACCGTCAAGCATGAAGCCGGTGGCGCCGGCCAGGTTCATTTAAGGGCGGGCCGTGACATGGAGCTCAATAAGACGGATCAATACCTGCTCCTGCTGCGCATCGGGACGGATCTTTATGAAGTGGACATCATGCGTAAGATTGCATGCGTCTTCAGGGCATATCGAAATACGAGCGATCAGAGCATTCCGGCCTCGACATGGACAACCGTTCAATTCCAGACGGAGCTGTTTGATTTTGGAGGTGATTACAATGCCTCAACCTATATTTTCACGGCCCCCTCTAAGGGCCTTTACAAGTTTGACGTTCGCGCGGCCTATGAGAATGTGCCTGACGGATGTTATGTCCAGATATCTCTCTACAGAGGAGCGGATCAGGCGTATTCCGTAAAATATAACGAGACAGGCTCCCAGCTGGACATTGTCCAGCTAGCCCTTTCAACGATGATTGAAATGAATGCAGGCGACACTGCCTATGTCAGGGCCTATCATAATAACGGCTCCGCGCTGAATATTAAATATCTTACGCGCTATACAAATTTTGAAGCCAGGAGGCTTGATTAAATGTCTCTTCCA